TAGTAAAAATAAAAATGTTTGTCCGTCTGTTGCTGTCTCTAGTGCTGTGCCTATGATCCCCTCGCTATTTGCGTCCGCAACTACTAACTCGTTTGCTGCTCCTGTTGCTGTATCCGAAATAATTGCTCTACCAACGGTTACTCCTGCTGCTCCTGCGTAACCTCTAAAAATTCCTCTCAAATAAACGCCTAGTTTAGTCTTGCCATCACTTGCTATTTTCTCTTCTGCGGCAATACCTATAATTTTGTCATCATCCCCGTTAGTTACTGCTACGGTGTTTGGGTCTGAGATTTCCATAACTGATCCTTTTTCTATCCCTGCTCCGTCTGCTACGGTAAATGGAACGGGTAGTTCTAGTTCGGTGTGTAGTGAGCATTCTAAAGCCATAATAATCTACTATCTAATAACTATTTAAGCTTTTCCTTTTCTTCTGCTATTCTAGATTCTGCTAGTTTCTTAATTTCTTCTTGGATTTCTAGATTGTCTTTGGATTGTTGGATCAATATCTCGCTTTCTTTTAGAACATTAGTCCATAGAACTTGGCTAGGAGTTCCTATTTTTATGCCTAGATCTTTAGGTTCTTTAGTCATTTCCCATATCCCCACTCATAACTTTTTTGGCGTAGTCTTGCGGAGTTTCTTCTTTAGGAGCTGTCGGAGCTGTGCCTGCTTCGCTTTGTCCGCCTAAAGCCTGCCTCGCTATTATTTCTTCTTGTCTCTTTAATAGCCTAGCTTGTTCAAAATTAGCTTTTTCTAGACGTCCCGCCGCTTCGTTGGCTTTGTCTATCATAGAAGTAGTGTCCTCTTCTTTCGCCTCTTCTTTAACTTCTGTTTCCTCTTCCATTAGATTATATATATTTCCTGTTTAAATAGTTTTCTACTCTAGGCTTTTACCTATATTTCTAAGCTCTAGAAATAAATCTGCGTCTGTTGCGGGTTTTATTATACCTACTGCGGCGGATTGTTTAGCGTCAAATATCCTTTGTCTAGCGTCTAATATAGACTCTTCTATTCTATTAATTTGGTCTGCGTCTGCTTGTAATTCCGCACTATTTATTATTAGAAGTTTAATCCTTTGCTCCAACCTAACTAAATCAAATTCCATATCGTCCATTTGTTCAAAAGCTAAATAAGGGTCTCCCATTTTGCCCGTTAGAGCTTTCTCTCTCATATTTGTAGCTCTACTACCCATAGCGTTTACTTCGCTCACAATAGTATCTACGTTACCTGCTGGGTCCTCTATCATAGCTCCCGCATATGTCCCTATTAATGGTCCCGCTACGGGAATAGCCTCTACCATTGCCCCAAATTCCTCGCCCTTTGAAAGCCCCTCGTCTATTACTTCCTGCTGTATTGCTTGCTTTGCTAATTCTCTTGCTGTCTCGGGATTTGCTATTAATGGAGTTAAAGCACTCTCTTCTAAGTTCTGTCCTCTATCTTTGTAAAAGTTCCTAAAAAGGTTTAGTGTGGATTCTTCCATTAATTCATCTGAGAGTAGCCTTTCTACACTTGGGTGGAATTCTACTCCCCCGTCTGGTCCTATGGTTGCTATATCCTGTTTACCCTCTCCTCTCAACGCTGCTATTGAAGGTCCAAAAACGGGAAGAGCTTCCGCTCCCGTTTTTTCATCTGGAGCGAGACTAACTTCTTCGGGTCTTGTTTCTTCAAAAAATCCTTTTTCTTTTAAAAATGCTATTTCTCCCTCTCTTCTTCCCTCTAGTTCTATTTGTGCGTCTGTTGCTCCCTCTTCTTTTCTGAGTAATTCTTCCGAGGTTAAAGGAGAAAGTCCCTCTCTTTGTCTTGCCAAATTCGCTTGCTGTAGTCTAAAACTAGGGTCTGTTACGTCTTTAACTCCTCTTCTTCCCTCTCCTATAGAGACAAACTCCTTAGCACTTCCGCCGCCTGCCCAACGTTCCCCCCTCTCTTCTGCCTTTAGTTTCTCGGTTGGCACGGCTATTTCTGGTCCTGGTGGGTCTACGTCTAGCCTTCTATTCTTTCTTCGCTTTTCCTTTTCTTCGTTACTTCTCGGCATTTTCTACCTTATTTTTTATTTAATGGGTTGGGAATAGTGACGCCTATTGCTAACGCAATAACGACTAAAACGGTCTTTAATAAAGTCCCGTTAAAGCCTAGGCTCAACGCATACGCTTCTAGAGAGGCTATACATACTAGCCCTGTAGAGACTATTCTCCAATCTGTTTGTTGTTTCATTATGCTCCCACTCCTGCGGTTGTGTCGCTAGGTTGTGCTGCTGTTAATTGCTGCCCCTTATCTTTCTTCTCGTCGCTTAATAGCTCGTTCTCTAGACTTGCTGGGAATTCTAGCTTTATTCTAACTGCTAATTGGCTCCATAGCTGAGCCTCTATATATCTTTGAGCCTCTTCTACTGTCTGCTCAAACGCTAAATATGCTATCTTAGCGGTTGCTTCCGTGAACTCTTGGCTTCCGCCTAGTATAATCTGTGGAATTCCTATCGCTTGGAAGAAGAAGTTACGGTTATACTCTAACCACGGAATAGGGTTTAAGATAGAATTACTAGCTACCGTCTCCGTCTTGATCTCAACGTTACCTTTAGGCACTATTATGACCTCTTTGTTCTTTATAGCTGTCTCGTAGTCTGTTCTTATCTGAGCTATTTTAGCTGTGTCGTCCGTGTCTACTTCTATAATTCTAACCGGCACTACGTTTCTATGGAAGATAGTTTTATAGTCATCTAAAGCCTCGTTATATCTTAGGATAGTAGCCTCAACTGCGGTTATATCGCTTATGCCGTGTATCTCGTCTGCTACTCTATCTTTACTTAAATGGAGTATATCCTGCGTCCTAAACTTCTTATCGGGTTTTTTGGTCTTGCTAGTCTGCTCGTATCTCTTTATAATCCCTTTCTCATCTACGACTATCCTCATAACTCCCGTATCTAAAGGCTTAACGTTGATTAGTGTTCCCTCTTTATTTCTTATTATCTCGGCGTAAGCGTCCCCCCCTATCCTCATAACTGTTATTAAATTCTTTAAGATAGTATTAAAGGTGTCTGCTCCGTTTCCTGTTATACTCTCTAATATAACGCTTGTCGGATTGTCTGCTGTAAATCCCTTTCCTATAGTCCATCTTCCGAAAGCGTCTATAGCACTCTTAAGCTCGGGAACTGCTTTATAGTATCCTAACTGCTGCGACCAATAGGCGTTGGTATATGTGGTTTCTTTTTGGTCTTGAGCTGCGTCTGTCGTAGCACTATCTACGGAGAAGTCTGTAACTGCGGTTTTCATCTCGGTCGTTACTGTTTTGCCTATGTCTAATTCTGCCATTATAAGTCTAAATCAAAAGGTATATTTATAAAAAACTGTGTGTCTCCTGCGCCTTGGTCTCCGTTTACTGCGTTTAAAGGGTCAAAATAAAATTCGTTCGTAATCCAGGGTTGTGGCGTTCCGTTGTCCTGAAACCACCACCCCTCATAAGTAACTCTTAACTTCTCTCCTATCTTAAAGTGTGTTCTTGGAATTGTTCCCGAAACATAATCTACTATATGGATTTGAGCGTCTCCGCCTGTAGCTGTTGGAGTTTGGAGCGTTACTAAATCCGTTTCTGCTCCTGCTTCTGTTACGTGTTTTATAACTAGTCTGACGTATCCTGTAGCGGAAAGAGACCCGCTCCTCTCCCATTGTGACCACCCTAATCCTGCGGTTACAGTTCCACCGATAATTCTTGGAGCGTTAAAAGGTGTTAAATCAAAATCTTTGTCATATCCTTTTGTATATTCTGAAGCTGACCCCGCCACGCTAGCCGCCTCGTATAAAATAGACATACGTTGCGTCTGTTGTGAAAGAATATAAATATTTCCTGCGGAAGTTTCTCCTATACCTGCGTAGAATGTAACAATACCCGTTCCGTCTGCTATGTCTGTGTAGCTATAACTAGCAATAGCTCCCTCGGCGGCTTTCTTAAAGGTTGTTGGTAGATTAGGCATTTTGTATAAAGGTTTGTTTTTGTTTTTCTGTTAAGACCCTAATTGCTTGAACATATCCGTTCCACAAAACGTCTAGCATAGTTTGAGCTTCCGCCCTGCTTGTGAAGCCCGACATATCGTAGCTTATTACCCACATAGCGGCGAGGTTTGAAGCTGCGAGTTTTAGGATCCCCTTAACGTCTGCGTTTAAGCCTGAGTAAGCGTCCGACCAATTATAAGTAGTATCTGCGTTTATTTGGCTTTCCGCTTGTGTCATAAAGTCATTGATATAAGCCTCTACGTTTGAAACTGAACTTGCGTTAGCTCCCGCTTTTCTTGAGACTTCTGCTGTCGTTGCGAATATACCTGTGTCCGCCATTACTTAACCGCTAGCCTCTTTAGTTGTGTTGTTAAGTCTTGGATAGCTCTTATAAGTAGATAGTCTTTGTCCTCTAACTTATAGCTCTCCCCTTTTTCTTCGTTTGGTATTGTTGTTGGCTCTATCTTTTCCATTAAATAATCACTTAATCCATATACTTAAGTTTTTGTATTTTACGCACCAAGCCGCTCTTATTAGTCCCTCTACTATATGGGTGTAGTTTCCGAAAATTCTGAACTTTCCGTCTACATATTCATACTGAACGCTCTTTAAACTCTCATATACTTCGGGATCATCTAATAGTTTAATCTCGTTCCTTTCCATTAGTCTTAAAAGGTTGTTATATAAATCTTCTTTTAAGAGTTTCTTCTTTCTAGTTCCGTCTCGGTCTAGACTTCTGCTTGCGTTGTTAATTGGTATTGTCTTTCTTCTCGTGCTTTCTTCTTCTAGAAGTTGAGAGAACACGCCAAAACCTAGTCCCCCGTCATCTAGGAATATCTTTTGGAGGTCGTATTTTGAGTTAAGCATTAGTATCTCTCGGGTTATCTGAGTTGTTAAAGTTCGCTGTCTAGTTATGTTCTCTATGTGTTCTATTCTATCGGAGTGGGTTGCGTCTAGGATCTCAAACGTGCTTTCATCCCCCCCTAGTCCGGCACAATCAACCCCCAAGAAGAGAGAGCGATTGGGGGAAGAGAGGTTAAACCCGCCGCCCTTTCTTCTTGAGAGTATGAGAGTTTTCTTGATAAGTTCATCACTAAAGAACTGCTGGAGTTTGTCTATGATCTCGCCGCCGTATTCTTGAGCATATTGACGTTTGCTCATCCGTTGCTTTTCTAACTTTATAAAGTCCAACATCCGCTCCCTCATAGTTGGATCCCTCTTGTTAGCAACTTCTTCCGTGCTTATCTGAAAACTCTTAAAGTTATCATCATTAAAACATCTATAAAAGTATCCCTCTCTCCCGAACGGAGTAGATAGCAAAACTATGTCCCCGCCCGTAGTTGCTAGCATAGGAGTTACTGCCTGCCAAACGTCTTCGGGTATAAACGCTGCTTCATCTGCGTATAATCTGTTTATAGTAAACCCTCTAATTCCGTGACCACTAAGTCCGGTCGG